GGATTTAATGAAGGACAGGCTATGGAATTTATGATGCGAACCTTTTCTGCCAGTAACCAACAGAAAGAGTGATACATAATGAGAAACTACTGGTATGTATCACTAACAAACCGATATCCTCAACCGAACACAGATGATCCAGTGAGGGTTGTCCAATCAGTCCAAATAAAAAAGAAGTACTCCATCATTGAAATGACCAGAGAAGCAACACCAAATGAGATCGATAAGTACAATCTTCGTTACTGTGGTCATGGCTATTGGAAAGACGAGTATATCCAATACAACATAGAGAGGTGGATAGATAGATGAGTTACCTCGAACATTTGAAACGTTGCTACATGCATTCTAAGAATAAACTTCCTGACAGCTAAACTGTAGATGATGTAGCTATTCATGTACTTCGGTCAGAGAGTCGTAGCAGTCCTGAGTATGACAGCAAAGAGCAGACGCTCGCGTGGTTCAAGTTCTTTAAGTGGATTAAGGAGGAAGAGTAATGTTTTGGAATAGGAAAGATGAACCTTTCATTGACGAACGAGACTTTAATTATCCGAAGGTGCTTATCAAAACGCCTCATAAAGATATAGAAGGTTATATTAAAGAAGTTGATTTCGATTACTTAGATGAAAGAAGCAAGGTGTTTATAGTTCATGCGGAAAGAGAACACCCGATAACAAGAGAAAGAATAGGAACTTTGTTCGGAGTATCTATTAAAGAAGTAGAGGCGAACGATTGGTACATGAAGATAACACATGATGGGCAAACGTTATACGAGACGGTAACTAAGAACACCAAACCTAACCTACTAGAAATCAAACTGAAGGACACTGACTCAGTACCAGAGGTTTGGTACAAAGGTGAGAGGTTGGATGAATTGCCTAAAGGATTAGTAGATGTCTCGTATCATTGGAAGACTGATGATTTTACTAATGATGATAGAGGAGCGAACGACATCACTATTCAATACTTTTCTAGCTTTAATGATAAGTATCCAGATATGAAAACAATCGGACACAAAAGAGAAGTATAGTTGTGCCTAAAATCAAATGCGCTGTGTCTATCTGCCGCGAATACGTTGAGTTACCCAACCGTTATTGCGAGAAACACAAAGGCAATGCAGACAAGACGTATAACAGAGAAGTAAGACACAACAAAGAGAACATGAAATATGCTCGCTTCTATGCTTCAAGCCAATGGAAGAAGCTAAGACGTAGCAAGCTGGCAGACCAACCACTATGTGAGGAGTGTTTGAGAAATGGGAAAATAACCAGTGCTACGATAGTCCATCACAAAACGGAAGTAAAAGAAGATTGGGATAAAAGGTTAGACTACGATACGTTAGAAAGTATTTGCCAGTCGTGTCACAACAAAGAGCATAAAAAGGCATATAGCCTTAAAAGGCTCTAATTTGCGTTCTAAGGCGTTTTGCCTAAAGTGCATATAAATATACTAAATAATAGTTTTGATAAAAAATAACCCGCCCTATGTCGCTAGAACGAAGAAAATCGATGCCCTCCCTTCTCGAAAAAAAATTCCCTTTAGAAAATTTGTAAAATAGATAGGAGTGATGAAATGAGCAAAGGCAGGCCGAAGAAATTGCTTAACGCAAGCAAAAAGAATTACACAAAAGAAGAAATTGAAGCTAAAAAAGCCGAAGAAGAAAAGCTATACAACTATCCAAGACTGGACTTTTCAAATTATCCGGTCGGGCTTTTGAAAGAAGCGCAAAAAGAGTGGGATAGAATCTCTCGCTACATTCAGGACTTGCCTATTTCAGAACTAGACCAACAAACAATGATTCGTTACTGCAACTACTCGTATCTGTACGACAAAGCAAGCAAAGAGTTAGACGAACAAGGCTTTTTGATCGATGGTCGTAAAAATCCTTTAATCGATACTGTCAATTCATTCTCGAAAGAACTAAAAACAGCCACTAATGATTTAGGGCTGACAATCAACTCACGTCTAAAGATTGTCAATCCACAAGAAATGGAGAAAGAACCGGACGATCCGTTTGCTGAAATGATGAACGAAGTTGATAGTGATGATTGATCACGTTCAAAAATACATTGATGAAGTAGAAAATGGGAATATCTTAGTCTGTGAGAAGATACAGATGGCAATTGATAGACACAAAAAGGATATCGAGAGGTCAAAGCGAGATGACTTTCCTTACTACTACGAACCAAAATACACTCAAAATATTGTAAAATTCATTTCAATGCTTCCAGATCCTAAGAGTGGCAAGCCTAATAAGTTGGCGCTATTCCAGAAATTCATTTTAGGCATGCTGTGGGGCTGGCGAAGAAAGAAAGACAATACCAAGCGTTTCAGAAAAGCCTATCTTTCGCTAGCACGTAAGCAAGGAAAATCGTTGATTGTTTCAGGGATTGCGCTGTACTGTCTAATTTACGAACGAAATCCACGACAAGCAAGACAGATATATGCTACTGCTAACAAACGAGATCAAGCGAAAATCGTTTTCACTATGGTTAAGTCACAACTAAAAGCCTTACGTGGAAAAAGTAAAGCAATCCAGAAATTTACAAAGGTTCTACAAAACGAGCTTACTACGACAGATGATTCATTTATGAAACCACTGTCTGCTGATGCAGATACATTGGACGGTCTCGATACATTATTGGGCATTTTTGATGAGTATGCCCTGTCTAAAACAACGGAAATGATGGATGTTATCGAAACGTCAATGGGGCAACAAATCGAACCGCTAACGATTATCATTTCAACGGCTTCAAGTAAACTAAACTATCCAATGTACTCGATAGAGTATCAGTATGTAACGAAGTTGCTAAAAGAAGAAGTGGTAGGCGATGAGTATTTAGCGCTATGTTGGGAACAGGACAATGCTAAAGAAGTAGCGGACACTGATGTGTGGATAAAGTCCAACCCATTAATGGAACTATCAGAACAAAAAGAACGACTAACTGAAAGCAAAAAACGACTTTTAGACGAAGGAAAAGCAAAAGGAAGTATATCAAACGTTCTTACTAAAGAATTCAACATATGGGTTCAATCTTCACATGAAAGTTATATGAGCGAAGAAGAGTGGACTTCTGCCGTTGCTCCTGATTACATCAAACAAACGGACTTAACAGGGCGTGAGATTTACATCGGTGTCGATTTGTCACGAGTGAATGACTTAACTTCTATTTCGTGGGTCATTCCAATCAGAGAAGAAAGTAAGTTTTTTGTTGATAGCTATTCCTTTGTAGCCAATCGTGGCGGAATTGAAGCAAAAGAAAAAGAAGACAAAACGCCATACCGACAATATGAGCAAGCAGGCTATTGCACGATTAGTAGTAGTCCAGACGGATTGATTGACTATCACGATTTAGTCAATTGGCTTACTGATTTCATCGAAAGTAATAACTTTGAGCTAAAAGGTATCTTTTACGATCCGTATAATGCTGGTAATGTTATTACTGATCTATCGAAATTCTACGAGAAAGAAATGATTGAAGTGCGACAAGGACTGATAACTTTGAACGTTCCGACAAAACAATTTAGAACGGACGTTATTAAAGGAAAAACAGTCCATTCAAACAATCCACTGCTTAACAGAGCAATCAGAAACGCAATCACCAAAGAAAACAACGATACAATCATGATTGATAAGGCAATGAATCGAAATAAGATTGATCCTTTAGATGCGTTGATTAATGCTTACACGCAGGCAATGTACCATGATTTTGATGAAGAAGATATCAATGAATTGATTGAAAGGGGAGAGTATGGCTTTGGATGGTAACAAGTTAAGACTAATCGTGATTATTTTGTATGTTTTAGGGCTAGTTTCATTCATAGCCGCAGCTTTTTTGTTTAACCAGATTATCGGATTCCTGACGGTGGGCATTAGTTTAATGCTTACCGTTTTTATTTTGGTTCGAGAATCAGAATTATAGCTGAAAGGAGGTGGGATAAATGGGTTTATTTTTCCAAACGGAAAAACGTAGCTTGTCCAGTCGTTCGAGTACAATGCTCGACTTCATTTCAACTGTAAATGGGAACACGACCATCAACTTTGACGGAGAAACGGTACTAGAACAGTCTGATGTGTTTACAGCGGTAAAGATATTGGCTGGAGATATTGCCGCCAGCAAGTTCAAGTTTTCCGATAATAAGCAAGCAGACATTCGAAAGTTAGACATGTTGAACAAGTACCCAAACGCAAGTATGACACCATATTCTTTCATGTTTGCTATCACGGCTCAAATGCTTTTGTCAGGGAATGCTTTTGCGATCATTCATGAAAATAGCTTAGAGTTTGCTAAACCGTCACAAGTCGTCGTTTACGAAGATTTAGAGACAGGTGTGTTGCGGTATGAGTACACAAACAAAGCAGGAAATTTGTACCGTGTTGATTCTAGCGAGATGTTGCACTTCAAATATATAACTGTAAACGGAAAAACCGGTATCAGTCCATTGGATGCACTCAAAACAGAACTTTCCATGCTCGACAATGGGAACAAAATGCTAAGCTCCTTCTTCAAGAAGGGGATTCAAGCAGGCGGAGTTTTGAAGCTCAATAAAGGTACGCTGAATAACAAGTCTAAAAAGCAAATTAAGCAAGACTTTGAAGAAGTAAACAGCGGTGCTTCAAACGCTAATAGCGTAATTGTTTTGGACGATACACAGGAATTCAAACAGTTTGAGCTAAATACGGATATTTTGAAGATGATTCAAAACAACGTGTACTCGACAAAACAAATTGCTAAAGCATTTGGCATTCCTTTGTCACGTTTTGGTATGGAGTTAGTCAATACCAAAGACGATTCGGCTAACGATTCCTACGTTTCTAGTACGCTTAGGGCGCTCTCGCAGATGATTACAGACGAGTTAGCAATCAAGTTAGGTATTAATGTAGAACTTGACTTCTCTACGCTTACAGGGCAAGACAAGGCTTCTAGGATGAATAAAGCAATGGAAGGTGGCAACGGCGGAGACGGTTATCTACTGATTAATGAGGTCAGAGATTATTACGGATTGCCAAGCATTCCTAATGGAGATGTTTTGTACACGAAAACCACAGCGAAAGGAGGTGGGAATAGTGGAAATGGAAATTCGGAGTTTAGCGGAAATCCAGTCAACGGAGAATCGAACGATTGAGGGCTACGCAATGAAATTCAATTCGTTGAGCAGAGACCTTGGCGGGTTCAAAGAAATAATTTCGCCACAAGCGTTGGATACGACCGATTTATCAGATGTTCGCTGTTTTGTCGATCATGATTCAAGTATGGTTTTAGGAAGAACGTCATCGCAAACGCTAGAGTTGGAAGTGGATGACGTAGGACTTCATTTCAGATGTCAACTGCCAAATACTTCTTACGCCAACGATTTGTACGAATCCATAAAACGTGGTGATATCAACGAATGTTCGTTCGGTTTTGCCGTAAAAGATGATTCTCAAACGTGGGAAAATCAAGATGGAATGTATATCCGCAATCTAAATAAGATCGATGAATTATTCGAAATATCGATTGTTTCGATCCCAGCTTACGAAGGAACGGATGCAGTCTTAGCGCAACGATCATTGAAACGAGTAATCAATGAAAAAGAAAAACGAAAATTAGAGATAGAACTAGAGCTTCTAAATTACTAGAGGTTCTTTTTTTATACAAAAAAATAAGGAGTGAACACATTGGATATTGAGAAATTGAAAGAACAAGCGCAACAGGCGCTGGATTCAGGCGATTTAGAGACAGCTAAGGACTTATTAGCAAAAATCAAAGAAGCAAAAGAATCGAAAGAAACAAACGAGCAATTGGGAAAAGATTTAGCTGATGAATTGAAAAAGTTGGACGAAGAAACAAAAGCAACTGAAATTCAAGAAGCTAAACCTAAAGAGCAACAAGCACAACCAGAAAAACAAGAAAGTACAGAACCGATCGACAAAAAAGACAAAGAGGAGAAAAGATCAATGGAAGTTATCCTAAACGACAAAAAAGAAAAATACACACGCTCAATCAATCAATTCATTCGTACAAAAGGAGAAAAACGCGACGGATTGACAACAGTCGGAGCAGAAGCAGTTATTCCAGTTGACCGTATCACTAAACCAGAAAAACAACCCGAAACAGTTGTCGACTTACGTCAACACGTAGGACGTGTGCCAGTAACAACAGGTACAGGATCATATCCAATTTTGAGAGCTAACAAAAATAAAATGATCTCTGTGGCTGAATTGGCTAAAAACCCAGCGTTAGCTAACCCTGAATTTACAAAAGTAAACTACGAAATTGCCACTTACCGTGGATACATTCCAGTTTCTCAAGAAGCATTAGACGATTCCGATATCGATCTAGGCGGTTTGGTCGCTGAACATATCCAACGCCAATCTTTGAATACATCAAACGCTGCAATTGCGGCTAAGTTGCAAACAGCAACAGCTAAAACTGTTACTACGATTGACGATTTGAAAGACATCGTGAACGTTGCTATTGATCCAGCGTATGCAGTCAAATTCATTGCTTCTCAAAGCTTCTTCAACGAGTTAGACAAAATGAAAGACAATGACGGACGTTACTTGTTACAACAAGACGTTACAGTTGCTTCGGGTTACAAACTATTAGGGCGTGAAGTTGTTGTAATGGCGGATGATGTAATTGGAAAAACAGCAGGTGACAAAGTAGCATTCGTGGGCGACCCTTCACTTTTTGCTAAATACTTCGACCGCCAACAAGCGTCAGTTCGTTGGGTTGATAACGATGTTTATGGTCAATTACTGGCTGGGTTTGTACGCTTTGACGTTGAAGTAGCCGACACTACTGCAGGCTTTTACGTAACACTGGGCCCAAAAGCATAGACCCATCCGGCGTAACGTTAAACAAAACAACGACTACGCTTGCGGTGGGGGCATCAGAAACATTATCTGCTACTGTAGCGCCATCGAGTGTTACTGATAAATCGGTTAAATTTACTTCAAGTAATGAAACGATCGCAACAGTAACACCTGTTCAAGGTAAAATCACTGGTGTCAAAGCGGGTACAGCAACAATCACTGCAACAACTGCAAACGGAAAAACAGCAGCATGTGAAGTTACAGTCACTGCTGAATAGGCGGTGAGTAAATGGAGCTTTCTGAACTTAAAAACTATCTGCGTATCGATCATGATCTGGACGACGAGCTTTTAAAAATGTTGGTGTCCACGGCTGAAAAATTTATTCTTGGATCGATCGAAGTCGAAAAAACAGATGATGAACGGTTTAACTATGCGGTCACGTTGCTGGTGTCTCACTGGTATGAGAACCGGATTGCTACAAGCGAAAAAGCATTCGCGGAGATTCCGTTTGGAGTGACTGCTTTGATTCATCAATTGAGGGGGCTAGATCATGGCGTTAATACAGACGAGTGACCTAAGTCAACGTATTGACTTTATAAAGGATACGACAGTCAAGGACGAGGACGGCCAGCTGGTCACCACACCTGAGACTGTTTTTTCATGTTGGGCTTGTGTTCAAACACAACGCTTGAGTGACGTTAAGGCGTCGATTGGTACGGCTTTGGAAGGAACACTGACGTTCATTATCCGCTACCAACAAAAAGCGGAACTAGAAAACGACATGAAAGTAAAATGGCGAGGCAAACTTTTTGAAATCATTACGATCACTAAAGGCGAGTTTGCGAAGGACTTTACGACTGTTATTGCGAAAGAGGTCCAAAAATGAGTGTTGAAATCGACTCGTCAGAGGTATTCAAAGCGCTTAGAGAACTGAAAACTAGCGTAAAACGCGTAGAAAATCCAGCTTTGAGAAAGGCTGCGTCGTATGCGAAGACGGAACTGGAAAAGAATACACCACGCTGGGACGGCAAAAAGTCGAACGGCAAACGCGGATCGTACATGCAGGAACATGCAAAGGATCACGTTGTCACTGGTTCAGTGAAAAACGAATTGGTAGAAGTCGGCTATGACAAAGATGTTTCTTGGCGGATGCACTTTATCGAGTTCGGAACAATCAAACAAGATCCAAAAGGTTTCGTACAAAAAACACAAAAACAAATCGAAAAACAAGTAACACAAATCATTGCTGACGAAGTAAAAAGGAGGCTAGGACTTTGAAAACGGCAGTATCACAAGTCTATTCAATTCTGAATAGCAATGAAAAAACAAAGAACATTGATTTTTACACCAATAGTGTTCCGGAATCGGCTCAAACAGTACCTAGCCTTCCAGTTGGCAGAATTACAGAGATATCCGGCAACTATGAAGATTTTGCAAGCAACAATCCTTTGACTATTCAATTTAACGTACAGGTAGATGTATGGGTGTCAACCATGAAAGAGGTTGATGCTTTTTATTTTGCCCTTGATGAGGTTATGAGGGGGAATGGTTGGCAATGCGCATACACGGAACAAACAGATGACGAGGATTTGGAAGGTGCAAAGCGGATTATCAAACGATATGTAGCAAATATTTCACTAAATTAAAAGGAGAGAAAATAGATGGCAACAGTAGGATTTGAGAGCGTCATTTTTGGCGTAAAAACAGATGAAAAAGGCACTCTAAAAGAATTAGTAGCAGATAAGTCGAAAGGTGGAGCGATCGAAGCTAAAATTACTGGATTAGGCGCAACGTTAAACACAACGTACGCTTCAAACGTACCGTTCTTCATTGCAAGTAAAGGGGTTTCGTCGCCAAAAGTTACGCTTGACGTGGCAGACTTAATGGATAACGGCATTTACAGCGAAATTATTGGCGCTAAAACCGTGGATGGTGTAAATGTAATTGGTTCAGAAACTGAAGCGCCTTACGTGTCGGTAGTCATGGTTACAGCGAACAAAGAAGGAAAACGCTTATTCATGGGATTGACACAAGGAAAATTCAGTCATCCAGATATCGGCATAAAAACAGCTGAAGACAAAGGAGTAGAATTGCAAACCGATTCTATCGAAGGGGAATTCATTTCTGATGAACGTGGCTATGTATACTTAACAGCCGTAGAATCAGAAACGATGACCTTACAAAAATTCAAGGACTTGGTAAATAACAAAGTGGGGAAGTAGTTAACCCTGCATCTACACCAATGACAGATACAGGGACACCAAAATAACCAGAACCAAAAATTGATACACAAGGTTAGCCATTTTTTGGCTAGCCTTATTTTTTTGTAAAAACAAGGAGGAAAACAAATGATTGAATTGCAATTGAAACTTGACGGAAAGAAAAAAACATTCAAACAACAAGATATTTCCGCACGTGCAATGCGTGAGTGTATCAAATTTTACGAGAAAGCGGAAAAAGCAGACCTAACTGATTTAGAAGCAATTGATTCAATGATTGCAATTACAGCAGATATTTTCCAAGATCCAGCAGTTACATTTGATGCTATTTTAGACGGTTTGACTGCGAGCGAGTTAGTACCGGCATTAGAAAGTGTTTTTGAACAAATCAATGAACTGGGAAACAATGAAAAAAAGCAGACGGCGAGCAAAAAGAAATAAGTTTTTCTGAAGCTAGGAAAGCAATGGATCAAATCTACAAAGATTTAATCGAAGCAGGTTGGACGATGAGAGATGTGGATGAAGCCGACTATCATTATTTGTTACACCTTTTTGGAGAAGTGGAGAGTGGCGAAGAATATGTAGATGGTGCTGATTTCATCAAACAATTTTTATCGGCTGAAGACTTGGCAAAACTTGAGGAAGGAGGTAAATAATGGCAGGAAAAGGACAACCGGCAGGAAATATCAAGTTAGGAATTAGTTTAGATGACACTAATTTTGGTAACACGCTGGACGAAATCAATGCGAAGGTCAAACAAGCTGAGTCGAATATGCGTGCCAATCTAAAGGCTTATGATTCAGCAGGACGTTCATACGAAGCACTTAGTCAAAAGACGAAAGACTTGTCTACGGTTATGGAAGGGCAAAACGCCAAAGTAAGAGAATTAACAAAGCGCCGTGATGAAGCGATTAGCAAGTATGGCGAGGAATCGAAACAAGTTGCTAACCTTAACACACAGATAAACAATGCTACCGCAAAATATAATGCTTACAGTCGCCAGTTGAATGACACAAAAAAAGAATTGGTGTATTCCAAAACAGCCGTCAATGATTTATCTAATGAAATCAAAGAAAATGAACGGCAAATGAACGCCGAAGTAAAAGCGCTGAAAGCCGCTGGTGATGAATCTGGTGCGTTTGAAGCAAAACAAAAAGGGCTAGCCAAACAAACGGAATTATCCGAGAAAGCTATCGAAGAACAGCGCAAAGTTGTGAAACTGATGGCTGATGAGTTTGGCGATTCAGCAGATGAAACCGAAGATGCAAAAAGGGCATTAGAAAAGTTAGAACGACAAAGCCAAATATCCAGTAGACAATTAGAAGCACTCAAAAGCTCCAGCGATCAATCAGGAAAAAAAATAGAAGATTTTGGCGACAAGTCCACAAGGTCAGCTAGGAAACTGGACGGACTAAAAGACAAATTAGGTTCGCTAAAAAGCGCATTTTCGTTTGGTGCAGTTGCTGGATTAGCGCATAACGCTATTAGCAGTGTAGTAAGTGGCGTGCAAGGCTTGGTTGGCGAAGCAGTAAACGCATCGGATTCATTGATGAAGTTTTCCAAAACCATGGAGTTTGCTAACTTTGGGAAGTCACAGATAGAAAGCTCGAAAAAAGAAATGAAAGACTACGCCGATAAGACGGTTTATGGTTTAGAAGAAATTCTGAACACAACCGCACAATTGGCATCTAATGGGATTCCTAACTATACAGAACTAACCAAGGCGGCAGGTAACTTGAATGCCGTTGCAGGCGGTTCTAGTGATACATTCAAATCCGTTGCCATGATGCTAACGCAGACGGCAGGAGCTGGGAAACTAACAACTGAAAACTGGAATCAATTAGCAGATGCGATACCGGGTGCTTCAGGATTGTTACAAGACGCTATGTTGAAAAACGGAGCTTATACAGGAAACTTCCGTGATGCAATGGCGCAAGGTCAAATCACTTCTGATGAGTTTAACCAAGCGATTGTACAGTTAGGTATGAATGACGGAGCAGTTAAAGCAGCTACTTCCACAGATACATTGAGTGGTTCTTGGGAACAGATGAAATCTACTGTAATAAATGGGTTACAAAGTATCATAGACAAAGTAGGCATTGAAAATATCACTGGTTTCATCAACAGAGTAACAAAAGGGATTGAAAATTCTATTCCTAAAATTACTCAATTTATAGGTTGGTTGAGAGATATTGGAACGTGGATCGTTGAAAATAGAGAGCCACTAACATGGATTGTCGGAATCATAGGCGGAATTACATTAGCGGTAAAAGCATTGAACGTAGCAAGTATGTTGCTGGCAATTACTGGTGGAACATTGACAGCCCATTTTGTGGTGATTGGTGTAGCATTAGGCGCATTGGTTGGAGCTTTGGTAGTAGCTTATACAAAATCTGAAACATTTAGAAATATAGTCAATGCGGCTTTTACAGCTGTGAAAAACGTAGTTATGAGCGTTATCAATAATTTGGTGGAATACTACAAAATGTTGTGGAGCGTGTTGCAGTGGCTTTGGGAAAAAATAAAAGAATGGGCTTCATGGATTGGTAATAAATTCATTGAAATGAAGAACAGCGTTGTGAACACAGTCAAAAATTTGTGGAACAGCGTGAAAAACTTCTTCAGCAATGGCGTTGGAGATACGTGGGATAAGCTAGTCAATTGGGTAGTTAATTTGTTGGGCAAAGTTGGCAACCTGAAAACCACGTTTGGCAATTTCATCAAAAACATGTGGAACAGCGTGAAAAACTTCTTCAGCAATGGCGTTGGAGACACTTGGAATAATGTAGTTGGCTGGGTAAAAAACATTTTCAACAAAGCAATTGAATTGAAGAACAATGTTTCTGATGCAATCGGTAACCTGTGGAACGGTATCAAAGACAACTTCCGTAGCGGTATTGATACAGTATTCAATTGGTTTTCAGAACTACCTAACAAGATGAAGGATGCCATTATTGGTGGTAAAGATGCCCTTGTTGATGCGTTCAAAAGTATTTTCAACGCAGCACTTAAAGCGGTGGGGAAACCAGTTAACGCAATCATCCATGGGGCTTCATGGGTGCTAGAGAAGTTAGGCGCTGAACCGTTGACAGAATGGAAAGTACCACAATACGCAAAAGGAACGCCAAACGGAGGACATCCGGGTGGCCCAATGATGGTAAATGACGGTAGAGGTGCTGAAGCGGTAATCACACCTAACGGACAAGCATTTATCCCACGAGGGCGAAATGTAGTGTTGAATGCACCAAAAGGCACACACGTTCTAACAGCTGAAGAAACAGCTTATATGACTGGAAACAAAGCACCAAGATATAGATACGCCAAAGGTACAGGCTTTTTCGGAAATCTATGGAACAACGTCAAAGGATTTGCTGGAGATGTTGGAAACAAGCTGAAAGATGTAGTCGGCGATGTATGGGATTTTGTAACAGACCCGGGAGCGTTGGCTAGGAAAGTGTTAAATGGTCTTGGCGTACTGGAAGGGCTTGTCAAATATCCTTTAGATGTTGGTAAAGGTATTCTAAGCAAGGCTACCGAAGCACTGACGAACAAAATCACAGAACTATTCAGCAGTGGCAGTTTAGACACTTCAATGGGCATGCAAGGCGTTTACAAATACTTGGCGGACGTTGCAGTTGCAGTAATGAAGAAGTTTCCAGGCTTTCAAGTAACATCAGGTTATCGTGAAGGCGATCCATACTCACACGGAAAGCACAACGCAATTGATATTGCGCTACCGGGAGTCGTGAATGGTTCCCCTAGATATACAGAAGCAGCCAATTACGCATTTGAGAAGTTTGCAAACAAAATCGGCTATGTTATCACAAATGGTAAGGTTCGTGACCGTTCAGGACAATCAGGTACAGGTGTGCATGATGATTGGCGGACATGGCCTGATGGTGACCACTACGACCACGTGCATTTGAACGGTGTTAGAGATCCGCAGGGCGGACTTGTTAGCGGTGGCGATAGCGTTGGTGGGAGTGGCGTAGAACGCTGGCGCCCATACGTAAAACGTGCTTTGAAAATGAATAACTTACCAACCTCATCCGCTTATGTTGATGCGTGGATGCGACAAATCCAAACAGAATCAGGTGGCAATCCGCTTGCTATTGGTGGAAATGACGGCTTAGCAGACGGTAATGCTACTGGATTGCTCCAAACAAAACCGGGAACATTTGCTGCGAATGCTTTTTCAGGATACGGCAATATAATGAGCGGTTTCGATAATATCTTAGCAGCTATCAACTACGCTAAAAAACGCTATGGCTCGGGAATGTTAGGGGTGATTGGGCGTGGGCATGGTTACGCAAACGGTGGAATTGTAAACCAACATCAAATTGCGGAAATCGCAGAAGGAAACAAGCCAGAAATTATTATTCCGTTAGATAAGGCTAAACGATCAAGAGCGATGCAGTTGCTTGCGATTGCTCAAGATAAGTTAGGAGTAAAACCAAAAAGCGTAAATAATAGTAGCGATTCGAGCGGAACGTTAGAAACATTAGTTTCACTGATGATTCAGCAGAATAACTTGCTATCTAAAATTTTAGCAAAAGACACAAGTGTCAAACTTGATGGTAAACCAATTGCAGACAATACAAATGGATACTTAGGTAATCAGTTTAAACGTTCGCTATATACAACAGGTTAGGAGGGATAAAGTGAATGGCTATTTAATCGATTTTCGCTTCATAAAAAATCAAGAGATAGTATCTTTAAAAGAAAAATTGGGCATAGAGTGTATTTCTTTTGCACGAAAAGCACCACAACTAAATGTAGAATACCAAGAATTTTCAGGGTCAAACGGTTCGAGAGAAGTCGAAAAAAGTTTCAAATCGTTCACTATCGAAGTGGAATTTTATGCTGAATTCAAAAATATGTATGACTATCAACTAAAAGAAACTGAATTATATGCGTTTCTATTCGATGACGAAGGATATTATGTTTTTACAGATAGAGAACCGGGCAAAAAATACTTTGTCCGTCCTAACTCAGTAGAAGTGAATGAAGTTGGTCTAAGATATGCAACTTACAAGGCGACTTTCACTGTTTTTAGAGGTTGTTCCGAATCGATGGCTTCCACGTTATCGGATTTTTCACTGTCTAATGAATGGCAATTTTCACAAGGTCTAGTTGCGGAAGATTATAAGTATACGCACCGAACCAGTAATTTTATCATTTATAATGCTGGCGATTTTGCTATTGATCCACGTGAGCATGCTTTAAAAATCACTTTGGAAGGTGAATCAGAAGGCAACGTGACTATTTTCAACAAAACGACAGGGGAACGATTCATCTACTATCCGAAGTTTTCTACGTTGCTAGGCCAAACTTTGACTTTAGACCGTGTTTATCCGAAGTTGAACGGTGTAAATTGCGGAATTGACACGAATTTAGGTTTGATAACGTTAGCGGTTGGAACGAATGAAATTGAAATACAAAATGTTACTAGAGTGGAGTCAAAATGGGACTTCAATTTTTTGTATAAGTAGGTGGGAATTTGAAAGATATTTTTATCCAAGACTACGAGAAAACAAAAAAAGAAATATTGACTGACTACGATAAAAGTACATTTACTGAAAATTGGCAAGAGAACGAAACGTGGGAAATTTCGTTCACTATTGTCAAAACAAAATTCAATGAATTGGCTTTTGATTTAGTCGACTATGAAAATTCAGTATTTTTCAATGGACAAGAGTTTATCGTAAAACAAATGGGCGTTTCTGCCGAAGGGGCAGCAATCACAAAAACAGTTACAGCCACGCACATTTACTACACCATGCAAGATGGCTTTCAGTACGACACAATCACAGGAACACGCTCTATCAACCAACTGCTAGCGCATGTTTTCAAACCTGATAACCGTGGTTTTACATGGAATGTTGTAGATCCGAACAAGAAGTTTTTGCCAGTTGAACAAGAAAACTTCGGGAATGGGAACTATTTGAAACTGGTTGAAGAAATTTTGAAAGACTATGATGCGATAGTGATTCCGGCCAACAAAAACCTTACTTTCTTCCCTCGTTCAGAATATGGTAAAAAAACTGAAGAACAAATACGCTACAAATACAATACCGATTCCGTGAAATTTGATATTGATACTTTTAATTTGAAAACACAGATAAAAGGATTTGGCAAGAAAAAAGAAAACGACACTTACTACTTCACGCCAATCACATATACAAGTAAGCAGTCGGAAAAATGGGGTATACGTGTCCAAAGTCCAGTTAGTGATGATCGTTACACCGTTTCAGGGAACATGCTAGAACGTTTGAAACAAGACTTGCAAGACTATCCAACAATCACTGGCACAGTTACTATGAAATGGCATGTAGAGCCTAATAAGGGCGATTACGTGGCGTTTGTCTATGAGCCGTTAGGTGTCAATACCTATATTCAAGTGGTAGGAATCAAGACGTATCCAGCATTGGAAAATAAACCGCCAGAAATCACATTGAGCAACACAAAGAAAACAATGACGTCGATACTCGCTGAAATGGCGAAGAAAGGAGTGATTTGATGGGGTTATTAAAATTAATCAGTAACCGTATCTCTACGGAATGGAAAGAGAAATTTAATAAAAACATTGACTACCTCAATGATCTTGAAAAGAAACTATCTGATCAAGACAAATCAACGAACAGTCGCATTGATAATCTCGTGCTTCATTCAGGCGGTGATTCTCCTAACGAAGTGGTGGATGCACGTGTAAATAATAAGGGAGAAACCTTTCCTACTTTACACGGAAGATTATTAGAACATGAAAACCTGTCAGACGAACAAATTAGTGAATTAATTACAAATGCCGCTAGTCAGAAAGAACAAGTAGAGCAATTAAACAAAGCAGTCCAACAAATCATTGGAGGGTATAACGAACCTATCAGTATCTATGTTTCAAAGGATGGAAACGACCAGACTGGCGATGGTACGGAAGAAAGCCCATTTGCAAGTATACAAGCAGCAATTAATACAATTCCATTGATTACCATGTCTCCAATTACGATTTTCGCAGAGGATGGAACATTCTTAGAAGATATAGTGATTAAAGGTTTATCTTATCAATCTTTAACCATACGACCGATTAATGACATAAGTAGTATTGACCCGTTAACCTCGGACTTACCAGTTAAAGTAAGAAGTATAGCTGTCACTGCTTGTTCTGGACACACAGATATTGTTGGAATTCAAATAGTTGATACTGCAAACGCGCCGTTGTCTCCTGATGGTAAACGATATGGAATTATGAATGAACAAAGCGGATATATGGGATTGAATAAATGTAAGTTTGCTGAAAACACTAAATCAATGAATTATAACGCTATATATGTTGGCGGTGTATCAAAACTTCGGATGTATGGATATACTACTGTTATTAATCAAGACACCGCCTTATGTGTTCGTCGTATGGCTGAAGCATTAGCTGGTTTAGAAGGATCGGGGAATAATATAGGCATTCGTTGTGATGATGCGATTGTAAGAGGAACTGTTCCGTCAAAATTTGCTACGACTGCCACGAGTATTGGTGGAAACGGCTTGATTATTTCCAAAGGGCAGGTGTTAAGTTAATGGTTTATAAAATGAATGAATCGATCATTGTGATTCAAGCAGAAGCAACTAGTCCAAATAGGACGAATGTTGTTTTTTGGTCGCATGATCGAGGAACAGCTAAGCTTCGAATGAAGTTAGTTCGGAAAAACGGCATCCCTCAAAGCTTACCCGAAGGCACAACTGTTCCGATTCGCTTGATGTTCAAATCTGCAACGGCAGAAGGTGGTTATGGTAAACATGACTATCTAGCTACGGTAGAAGATCCTGTGAATGGGATTGTTTCTATTGTGTTAGAGGATAATATACTGGGATACGTAGGCACCGTAGAAGGTAGCGTATATATTGATTTCCCAAACGACCGCTCGTTAGATACAGCTGGTCGTTTTACTTTTTATATCAAACGCAGTCCAATTGATGAGAGTACCCCAGAGCTAGAAGATTACTATTTTAATGGGTTCAGCCAGACAATTGATAAAGTCGAAAAAATTCTAGCTGATGGAAAGCAAGAAATTGACGAAAAGGTCGCGGAATCCGAAACGCAGATTGATGCAAAATTAAAAGACACAAACGACAAAATCACGAAAGCCAATCAAGATGTCTCAACTCTCAATACTAATATTGATAAGGCGAATGCTCGTATTGATCAAACCGATCAACAAATCGGTGATCTCGGCAAGCTGAAAAAGATGTACAGTAACAGCATCGAATTCGGGGACTATGATTATAGTGGGAATATTAATTTACTTAGTAAACAATTTATAGCTGAAAACATCACCGGAGCAAGTGCAGGGTTCACAGTAACACAAGTGGATGATAGTGTACGCATAGGAAGAACCACAGATGTTGGTGGTAGAAGATATGACTTGTTTATTGGTAACTTGTCAAACAATACACAATACACATTATCGTATGATATTTTGCTAGAAAATGGAGCTAGTGGGCCGCTACGTGATTGTAATGTTGGGTTGGAAGGAGTATATAATAATACCCCTAATTACATGGGGATTTTCTATTGTAACAACATCACAACACCTGAAGTGTGGCAAAAAGTAACTATGACTTTTAATTCTGGACCTAATATGGAAATGTATGAAAAATTTAAATTCAGAGCGTATTTAGGCAATGGAACGATTTTAGCATTAAAAATAAAAAACGTGAAAATTGAACGTGGCTCAACAGCCACCCCATATCAGCCTAATTTAATGATTGCACCATATTATTTGAGTAAGATTCCACTGGGTGAGAATCTAGCACCAAATAGTAATTTACCAGTTACAACCTCTAATCAACTTATAACACTACAGACAATGTCTACTTATTTAATAAAAGGTGAAACCTACACTGTAACTTTAGAAGGCACTAAACCAGTGAATCAAGGCTTTTCTGTGTTTATTGCAGATGTTGGAAACATAAAATTTGGAGATATGACACCAGTTGAAGGTTTAACTGATCAGTGGAAATTAACATTTACTTACAATAAAGATACCCAAATTAGCGGTACTAAACAAGTTCGTATTTATCAAAGATATCCAGAATTAGGTTCGTGCACCATAAAATGGGTAAAACTAGAAAAAGGTGACATCCGAACCCCAAATATTAGTCAGTTTAAATACTTCGGAGAAGGATTGAAAGACAGCAACAATCCGAATGATTACAGTTGGGATGTCACACCTGAATATACTGAAAAAGGCTTGAATAATTCTGTGAGCTTAACCGAGCCTGAAACTGTTTTAGGGCTTAAAAACTTTGAGGATGGTTTGCAAATAGCGGGAAAAGAAGTTGCTACAGTTCCAGAAGATACCGGATGGGTAAATCTAACAGCGATCAACGGCCACTCCTGGAATAAACAGGGACAAATTAGGAGAATTGGAAAACTAGTAATGTTCCGTGGATCATTAAAAGGTAGCACGCTAAGTACACAAGATTTTTGTACGATTCCAGAAGGATTTAGACCAAGTAATCCAACTGATAATTATGAGTATCAATTCTTGTTACCACCACAAAGTAGCAATACTTTAGACAATGGCGGGATGGCTTATATCCGACCGAACGGCGTTTGCGGTCTACCTTCATTTAGGGGAACAGTCAACTTGTTTTTAACACCAATTCAATACTATATAGACTAGGAGTGAAACGAATGAAAAACATTTGGAAATACGGACGTGCTGGCGGAGAGTATGCAGGAAAAGTATTGGACGACATGCTTGTATCCGTTCCTTACACGGATCAGCCGCCGCTTGAAGGGGTACGTGCTGATGGCGAACCGCTAACGATTGCTGATCAGATGTTTGATCCTAAACTGAACCAATGGATTGTTTTAGCGAACGCACTAGATCGCAACGATTTAAACAATCTCAAAGCGATGTATGAGTCGTTAGAAAATGAGAACGGCGATTTAAAACAGCTCAACGCCAAACTCATGCTAAACAATGTAGCAATTAAACAGGAAAATACTGCATTGAAAGAAAAAGCGGATAGTTTAGCACAAATCAATTCAAAAATGATGCTTGCTTCGTTACAAAATAGCAAAGACATTTCAGAAATTAAAGAGCAACTAAATCCAGCTTCAAAGGGAGGTGAGTAGTATGTTTAGTTTTAGCGATGTGAAAATGATGTATGATTGGGGCTGTTTTACTGACGATCAAGTTCGACTATTCGTTCCACTATGCATTACAGACGAAGAAGCAGATAAAATCATTAATAAAGATAAGAGCGCATCTTAAGTGATGCATTTTTATTTAAGGTAAAGGAGTTGTCACATGATTAATTTAGGAGAATGGGGAACAATCGCAGGATCAATCACTGCGATTGTTTCTTTGATTTTATTAGTAATAAGACCAGTCACTGCATCTTTCTCGAAGATTACTGAAACTCTTTCAAAAGTAAGCCACAATTTAGATTTGCTGACTAAAGATTTAGAATCGAGCAAATCAGATCGATTGATGATTCATGAAGAACTAAAGAAACACGATGAAAGATTAGATACACATACAGAAAAATTGGTGGAACACACGCAACAAATTAAAACTTTATTTAGGGAAACATCTCGATAAAAATAGAAAGAAGATGAATAAAGATGATCTTACCTGATAAATATTATCAAATCATTAAGTGGGCGGTACTTACGGTACTTCCGGCTACATCTGTATTAGTTGCAACACTAGGCAAAGCATATGGATGGAATGGAACAGATATGACAGTTCTGACTATCAATGCAGTAGCGACGTTTTTAGGTGTTATCACTGGTGTGTCTGCATATAACTTAAAAAAATAGGAGGAAAAAAATGAAGAAGAAAATCATTTTATCATTGAGCCTAATAATGGCTCTTTTTTTATTGCCAATTAATGGGTTTGCCTATACGATTAACAATGAATTTAATTTAGGTGTAAATGAAGGTAGCTCTCAAGTAGCGAATAATCAGTATATTTTACTGCATGAAACAGCTAACGAAACAGCAACAGGACGCAATGAAGCACAGTATATGCAACGTTCATGGACTAGTGCTTACACTTCTTACATTGTGGGAGACGGCGGAATTGTTTACCAAGTTGGACAACCTGGTTATGTACAGTACGGTGCTGGTTCGTATGCTAACGCTAACAGTCCTGTGCAGATTGAGTTACAACACACACATGATAAAACAACGTTTGAGAAAAACTACAAGGCATACGTTGAATTGGCTAGAGATTCAGCAATGAAATATGGTATTCCATTAACAGTAGACACTCCTTATAACCAACCAGGAATCAAATCGCATTTATGGGTAACACAAAATATTTGGGGGGATCATACAGATCCTTACGGTTATCTTTCTGAAATGGGTGTAAGTAAAGAAAAATTAGCCTATGATTTGGCTCATGGATTTACCGATGAAAATCCGACAACTTCAGATGATAGACCAGTCATTGATCCAACTAGAGCAGGTGCAGCAAATCCTACACTAACAGATGGAACGAATTACGCCCACATTGATCAGTTCGGAGAAATCGAAAACGCAAACTTGCATGTTGCTGGATGGCACATTGCTAACTATAAGTATGAGTATATCTTTATTATGGATTACAACACTGGCAAAGAGTTAGTGCGAGTAAATGCTAATGGCGTTTCACGCCCAGACGTAAACCAAACCTATGGCACTTCTGGAAATGTTGGTTATCATGTATCTTTCAATATGCGTAATTTTCCTAATAAGAAAGTATACGTTATGATGCGGGCAACGAATGATCCAGAAGGAAACACTAAAGGTGGAGCGCAAGATTTCCACGATAAACGCTGGTATTTAAATATTCCGCAACGATAA